AGTACCGGATGGGTATGCGAAAACCCAATAAAACAAAATGAGCGCCTTTTTATCTGCGGAAAACTTATGAAAACTTGTACCCACCTCCCGATTACCCTTTTCTTGTATATTTCGAGTATCTAAGAACCATTTAAACAAGGGTCCTTTAGTGATAATGGGTCTACCACCCGGTGTTATCAACTCTTGCGTCCTATTAGGATGATTATTCATCGGTGTATTTCGGTTAGGAATTTCAAAAGCGTTCCTGGCGGTCTTTAATTTGGACTGTAAAAATTTGGTTATTCTATTTACATTACCCGTTGGTACATCATAGTAATTTTGTGGTTTGACCGTTTGATATATGGTAGGAATTTGTCGCACCACGGCTGCTAACGCGGCTACTCTATCCATAGTAACGAAATATGCACTATTATACATGGTACGATTAGACGATTCCTGCTCGAATAAACTAAGATATACCTCCTCTAATGTAACATCCTTAGATGGATTGTTTATATCGTCCATGACGTGAACATTATTTGGACGTGTTAAAAATAAATCACTGGCTTTAATTTTAGACACTAGTAAGAACTGAAAATAGTCGAGTAACCTTTTATATTCTAAAGGACTTCCGCGAACCTTTATGTTCTTACCCGAATTAGATATACTTTTAAGTAAGTTGGTCAGTTCCATAACAGATGGAGCATTACCACTTAAAGGAGCTGTTCTAGCTAGTTTGTATCCACGGGATCCGTTATCAATCAAACCAACGAATTTTCTTCTATTATCGTAATTTCGTATAAAGTTTGACCTGTTATCAGCCTTCTTCAAGATACTAAACCCAGCATTGCCGGTCGCCATCTGTGTGATGCTCTTATTCAAGCCCCACGAGCTCGTCACCACCAATGAGGGATGAGTCATATCCGCTGGCTGTGATAATACATGCTTAGCGAATGGACTACTGTATACGACGTCATTATCGAAGGAATATCCTGCAGGGGTTTCCTTTATAATGACGAATATCGGTTTATCGGAACACGACATATATTAATGTCCTAGATTAAAATTTAAGCATCGAGTTTAAACTCTTCGTGGTGGATGAAGAAATACCTTTCGCGTTTTTAACAATATATTCGAATTTACGGGCCCACGTATTTTGGATATCTATGGGAACTGTACCGTTTAAAGAATTCGTCTGTTCGAATAACTGTGAATACTTTTCATCATTTGACGATACACCCGCAATTTTATCAATCGATAAAAGCACGAGAATAACATACCTCCAAAATATCCTCCGGGGTAAGTTATCTCGCATTTCATACGTGAAAGTAAGATACGTATTCACGAGCTGCTGACGCTGTGTATTTTTGTTTATCACGTTATTGCTCGCAATGACTGGAGTTTTTGACGTGGTTGCCGGGAATGTTAAACGACCACTAGCTTTTCTTCTATTAGAAAGAGTACTTGTTTTAGGAGATTGAACGATAGTTTTCCCACCTCTATCTCGTTCACGTCTAAACATATCTATTATCACCTGAGATTTTATTCCATAAACTTCTGGGGTAGCTTCTTATACAAGTCCGCCCAACTCAAAACACTTATGTCGTCTCTCGTACACCATTCATATTCCTCACCGTTATACCCTGCAAAGTGAAAAGCGTCCATGTTCCAGTGTTTACATATACCACACGTCGTATCATTATCATCTATGATAGTATCGAGATTAAGGGCGTGACATATATCGTATTTCTGTATTTCATAAGTCGTAAAACTATTCGTCAAAATAACATCATCAAATACACCCGGAAAATGAAAATTTAACCAGTCTTCAGTTTTCTCTCTGACACAATCGTGACGACCAGTGACGACATACATCTTATCTACGTACGGTCGCATGAGTCGAAGAACTGCCTGAGAAGAATCGATAGGCTGGAGTGCCTCGAAAACCTCGGAATCATAAAATTCTCTTACCATCTTCCGGGATTGGGGTTCTGTTATTTCAAACATTTCCCGGTACACGTATCTACATTTTTCAGTTGGCATTTTTAGCTTTTTAAACTTAGCCATGGGCCTAACAAACGGTACGAGAACTTCATCAACGTCAATAGCAATTCGATTCATTTACATATTTATAACAATTTATTCATAGTCTCTAATCGCAATCCCGATCGGGAACCTGGGAACATTCTTATCTGTCAGGTTTTGGAACCGCACGGTGAGCATCTTACCGATGAACTGATCCCTATTTGCGTACTTGTACTCGCGATCCTCCAATGTACCCTCGGGACGAGCACTGAAGATTTTACCTTCCTCCGTCTTACAGGTCCAAACGACACAGTTTGCATCTCGACCGTGACCAGTCGTGGCCCCGATAATCTCATATTCCTCAGTCTGGAAATCCTTGTGCTTGAGAAGATAGTTGCTTCGCTGTCCAACTTCGTATACACTGAAGCGATCACGAATCATGGTACCCTCGTGGCCTTCTGCAACGTGTTTCTTATGCATGAGAGGAAGATCCTTCTTGGATTTTACGAGCGTCGTTTTGACATATTCGTAATGAGGATTGTAGATAGAATCTTTGACGTACTCCCATCGTTGCTCGAACGTCATCTTGTCTCGAGCGAGTGCTTCGGCTCTGAGATCAAAGAAATCGAACACGTGGAACTTGAGCTTCAAAGGATCAGTCTTGAACGTGCTCGTAAGTTCCTCGAATGTAAGATTGGGGTCAAACGCCTCTCCGTCGACGTATTGACCAGCCTCAAGTCCCTTACCAAGAACCTCAGTTCCGGGGATGATCTTACCGGTTCTCGAGATACCACCATCTTTAGAAACCAGAAGACGAACACCGTCGAGCTTGGGTTGCACGTAAAACGGTTCGGAGATGTACTTCTTGCGATCTTCCCATTTGTTCGCCAGCATAGGAAGAACTGTGGTAGCCTTGGTGTTTGCATTCTTCCACATGGTCTTTGCACGCTTCGTCGCACTCTCGAAACCGAGTGGTACTTCAGTCATAGATGTAACTTCCTTGCCTCCAACATGACCAGTTGCCTTGACGATGCACCAGACACCGTTGATTTCTTCGACACGAATGTCGAGGTAGCGCTTCTTGTTGTTTTTATCGGTAGTAAAAATTGTATTCATATTAGTAGTAGGAATGATACCAGTAGTAAATTATCAAAGGATGGAGCGACTTAAGCCTCCTCCGTTAACGACGGTTCCCTTAAATATGAATACAATCAGTGTTGGGATGATCATCTTAGGTGTATTTTTTTTATATAAACGATTTCTTGATGTTACGAGGCGTCGTGAACGATCCCGTAGTTGAGACAATCCTCGTAGTTGAGATAGATATCTTTGCGCATGAATTCGTTTAGTGTTTCTTTGGGAATCTCAGTTTCTGATCTATAGATCCCCTTTATAGTTTTCATAATTTTTTTGCATGTTTTCATCTCGTCTTTGAGTTCATTATATTTTCCAAAGAACCCAGTCGAGAGCTGGTGAATCAAGACGAATGAATGCCGACTCATGAGCCTCTTCTTCCCTCCGAGAAGTAAAAAAGTGGCGGCACTACAACAGTTACCCTCAGCTATACACGTCACGTTAACCCGTGCAGATCTGAGAGTATCCATAGCACTTAACCCTGAAAATACATCACCTCCTTCACTGTGAATATGAACTTGAATAGTAGGTGTGTACCCAGGAAGCTCGATCGCCTTTTTAAGTAGGTCAACTTCCAGCTTTTTAAACTCTTCTATGAACGTCAGTATATTTTCACGGTCTATAGATCCATAGTAATAAATGTCACATCCTACCACACGGACAATATCGTCGCCAGAAGTCTCGTCTTCACTGTCGGAGTTACTCATTGACTATATTACGCAGTTTCTTTTTAACTTTTGCAACTTCAGATGGTTTCAATTTGTTGCCAAGCGCGAGATGATTCATGATGTCAAAATCGAGAGGTGTGAGTTTGTATTCGATTAAAGGATCTAGATCTCCGGCGATCGCATATTTACGTATTAACCCCAGTTCTTCTACCCCTAATTTCGTGGTGCGCCGCCCTTGAATAATTTTGAGTTTATTATACCGCATCTTGTAATTGCCGTATTTAGTCCATGTACTACCGGGTTGTATATTTTCTGGTTTCAGCGGCTCCCCTAGATTGTATTTGGGTACGGCCATTCCACAAGATACGTAATATTGCATATAATTCCATTCACCCTTGTACATCGCGGAGTCATAAATATCTGCGAGTGATAACGATTCTGCAATTGGTACGACGTTGGTATCATTTGAATGCAGATAATTCCCATGGATAACATCCACCACGTGACCGTGTTCGTGTACCGTTTGACTCGTATCAAACCCATTACCTTTACGACATAGGATGTCGATAACTATATCCTTCGACGTCTTAAAAATATCCTTTTCGTCTGAGAAATTCATATAATCGTAAAAGTTTCGTATATTCCCCTGACATTTATCAGCGGCGGGACGCGCTCTAGGATTATTGCACTCCAGTGAGAATATCGCATCCGGGGAGCGTTTTGGTACGATTATGAGTTTGAAATTTGGTAACATGTGAATAGACGTAGACGTTACAACCACCGACCCTTTCGTAAGCTTCTCGTTCATATCAGAAATCTTATCTATGACCTGCTTATGACCGTATACACTGGAATCGTACCCATCTATCAATATATGGTACGACGTGTCTCCTATCAAGTTCAAAAAGGTACTCTTCTTTTGAAAAAGTTCGGAATGTAACTCTATTGTATTACTCGCATTAAGTAAACAGTCTACTATAAACGTTTTTCCGGAACCAGTGGGTCCGCATATGAATACATTTTCCCCTTGTGCCAGGTATTTTTCCAACAGGGAAATTTCCTTTTCATGGAGCGTCGGTGGTCGCTCCTTTTTTTGTGGGATTATTTTAATGAAGGAGTCCATGACCGATGAGTTTACTGATCAAGCTTTAGATATTTTTTTGGAAAGTGATACACTTCAGACAAGGATCGTAGAACCTATCAAGAGAAAGGTTTTTCCTTATTTGATATGTATCGGAGTCTTTAATCTGATACTACTTATAATGTTAGCGTACGTAGCTAGGAAGATTTCGATCCATCGATAATCACCTCAACGTCCGCGTTGATCGGAGTAGAGTCACCTGTTCGTATAGCTCCAAGCTCTTTTTGTAATTCGAAGCGCATCTCATCTTCCGAAATGAACATGTCGATAGGCTGAATATGCATAATCTCTGGTTTGAAAAATTCAGAATCATCCGGGAATTGTTTTTCAAACGCCTGAATGATAGCATACGGAAGAGGTGGAGACTGCTCGATGAGTCTATCATACTCGGCTCTACATGTCTCTATCATAGTAGAACCATCACACGAACGTTCTTGGATAGGAAGAGAAAGCTCTAACCGAATTGTACGCGAAAGTTTACCGTATTGCAGTGACGCAACTCTGCACCCTTCCATCATCTCATTAATTTTCAAAAACTGCATAATCGTGGCAATTATACCGGCAATTAAATTCAACCCACCAATCATAGCGGGTGCTGAACTTCTCATATTTTCGGGAAAAGATGATTGCGCAAAATTGGCTGTACCGGTGATTGTCGATAATACGATGACCGGTAAAGTAAAACGCATACTCTGTTTTTTGAAGACTAAATATGCGTGGTTGTGCATATATCTATAACAGGCCGACGCCTCACCCCAGGTTTTCAATATCTTTTCCTGTGAAGGATGCCAAATTCGCTTTACCTTATCTTTGGACTGGGTCTTTTTCTTTTCTTTGTCCATACTAATAGAGATGAATATTATATTTTTCGTCCACGTCCTTCTGTTTCTCGCGATGATAGTGATACCTTTCGTTGGGGATGAAGTGACTCTATCTCTTTACTCACTCATCATACCTTTCCTCTTTTTTCATTGGGCGACAAATGACGATACGTGTGCACTTACAGAGATTGAAATGAAACTCACAGGGAACAAAAAAGAGGATACGTTTTTTGGGAGATTAATTGGACCCATATATAAACTCGACAATACTACATCCGGTCTTATTCCTAAATTTTTGTTTCTAGGATTATGGTTATTCGTTCAACATAAATTGAAAAGAATACCATACGCAGAACGTGTCAATCTTTCTGGAATCTTTTCTAAGTTATATAAATGAAGAAAGGAAAGTCGAACACTACCGGTTTACTTATAATGCTCGTGCTTGTGGTAACAATCTTTTATCTCGTCACGAAGTTACAAGATCCCAAGGTCATTAAAGTACCCGTCCATACACCTATGATACCCCCGCGACGTCCTGTCGCGAGCGTGCGTCGCGCGCCTGAATACAGAGATCCTCCTATTAAGATGTACAAACCCGGAAACGTTCAACAGATGGGTGTTCTTCTAGGTGAAAACGAAGAGACGCTTCCATTGTATGGTAAAGAAGTGAGAGGGCGCCGAGATCAATATCATTATTACACATCAACACCCGGGGATCAGATATACTCTATACCGGTAACGATTGGGGAAAGAGATTGTATGGATGATATGGGATGTAAAGAACTATATGGGAATGAATCGGTGAGTGTTTTGGGCAAGGCTGCCGCGTATCAGGCTAAACTTTATAGAACCGATCACTTTTTTTAATCTCGGTATATAGAAATGGTTGACATAAGAACAAAAGCCCGTGGAAAAGGTATTCGTTTAACTCGAGACAGTCAAGGTAAACGCGTAAAAAAGACCAACGAAGCTTTACGAAAGGAGATTAACTTACGCAATTTAGCTGCAATGAAAAATCGCGTAACTCAAGCTGCCGCTACTATGCGCACGTGTAGACAACTCGTTAAGAATAGGTGTACATGCGCTACAAAAAAATCAAGCCCTATGATGAGACGGGTCCCGCCTCCTCCTCCCCCTCCGCCTATGAGGCGTCCTATTATGGCGCGCGCGGTAGCACGTGGTCCCGCAATGCCCCCGAATCTTATAGCACAACTTAAGAAGAACCTGAACCGCCGTGGTCTTAGACAAATCGCAAACCGAAACGCGAGGACATCAGTCGCTTAGCTCCAGGCATACTAGGTTTTGACCACAGTAACCATCTAGACCAAAATCCAGCAGTTTTTAAACCAGATTTAGTCCATGTTTCACCCATACGTCCATGCCGTGCGAGATATCTCTTCATACGCGATGGATCTTTATGAATAGTGTAATCTGAATACCCCGCACCCCCGAAATCTACGTGCGAACCATCCTCAAAAGTGGCTCTGTATTTCTTTTCGGGATTTGGGCTCTTTCTGAGTGTTACCTTCATTACTATGAGCGAAGAAAATTTTAAGATTTCTTTTCGTGTATATATTAAATGTCAGTGTACATCTGGATATCGATCATACTTTGGATATTATTTATACTAGGTGGTCACGCCTTACGTGACCCACCCGACAAATATGATTATCCATCTATACCCATAGAGAAGATGGACATATACACAACACCTGTAGATGTAAGGAAAGAATGGGCGCGTCAGGAAGAGTCGAAGCCGAAAAAACCAGAATACACTTTCAGTCCAGATTCACAAAACCACTTCGCGATTTTTTAATATGATATGATAATAACATGCAAACAGTTATACTAGGTGTGGGTCTATTCGGACTCACTTTGATAGGTACGCTTAATTCGGGTAAAAATTTAACTCGCGTCCCCTCTATACCTCTCATAGCCGGTGAAACGAGTTGGGATTCCGATTCCGATTCCGATGTCAATGAATATATCATAAAGTCGGCAATACAACATAGACGCGAATATCCCACATTGTCCCACGCACCAAGTGACTATTTTACACTTGACGATATTAAAAAAGATAAATCGTTGCGTATAAAATTTATAAATTTACTAGACAAGCGCGTTAAATTTACAATACACCCTGTCACGTGGTCGAGATGGTTTTTGAGCGCTTTTAAATGTATGATACCTACCCCCGTTGGTAGTATAGGTATTGAAGGTGACGTAGAGAAGGACACTGTAAAAAATAATGAAGTCAGATTAGCACCCATTTCAAAAATGAAAAGGCGTTTACCGGATATTTGTGAGTTTTCTATACCGTATAAAAAAGTTTACGTTTCGATGTACGTTGACGGAATGCCTGTGTTCGTAGATCGCAAAATGAAAACGTACGACACGTTTATTTGTAGATCACATACAGGAGTTCGTGCATAAAGAATAGACGCTGTATTAAACCATGGATCAAGAAATTACAGACCTCATTAACCAACTTCATGATCTTCGTGAAGAATGGCACGAGATCGAAGACGAACACAAATTAGTTTTGAATGATACCATCCAGGTTTCACGAGAGGCACAGGCTTTAAAGGTCATGCTAGGCATTTCATGGGTCATACATGGTGTATTCGCATGGATTTTCATGGACACGACATCGGGAGAAACTCTCACCATCGAACCCATGCAGTTTAATCATACATAAAGAACATCTACTAAATAATACAAATGAATAAGAAACAAGAAATCACATTCATGTCGGTACCATACAACGAACGCATGAAAATTTATAACGAACAGAAAAAGGGCGCAACTGAAAAGGCTATGAATAGTGAAAAGATTCATTATAAATCTACTAATGACCCCGAAAGGTTCAAAGAGTTTCTCGAGAAGCGACTCGAGTTGTGGGACTCTCTTAAATCGAACGTAATTGAAAACGGGCGATTGAAGAAAGGGTTTACGAATAGGTACCACGAGAAGATGTACGACAAGACCAATGAGATCATACAGAATCTACCCTGTTAAGCTCGTCGTCCTGATACGACATATCTTTACTTTTCCTTTTGTTTATATTTGAAAAAGCCCCTAACCATCTATTAACAGCTCGTTTTGAAGCGATAACAGAATTTGTTTCATCGTTCACAACGATACTGAGTCCGTTGCATACATCGGGTTTATTGGGTTTATTGGGAAACTGAACCTGAAATGCTTGGATAGAAACTGCGGGGATGTCTGGGGCTTCATCCAACAATCGATCATACTCTTCCCTACACTTCATTACGAATTCGACCACGTTTGCCCTATGCTTTACATCTAATGACAGTTCCATATCAATATTTCTATAGAATTTGGACCACTGTACACACATGGCGGAATGCCCTTCTGAAAGTGGGAGACTCTGACTAAACTTTGAGATACTTGTCATAATTCCCCCAAGCACATTCAAAAAAGCAAAGAAATATTGGATGACCATAATACGTGTTCTAGTCTCACTACTTGCATTAGAGTTACCACTCGGATTTAATACCGCAAAACCACCGACACCCGTTATCGATGCAATTACAATCGAAGGGTATGCTAACCAGTCATTTTGCTTCTTATAAAATAGACGAGAGTGATTATGAAGCCAGCGATAACCCGCACCCTTTTCTGCCCAGCGTATTAGTAATTTTTCTTGTTTTTCACACCATAAACAGTTTACCTGTTCATCGAGTGAAGTTTTATCAGACATGGCCTGTACTTATGTTACGTTTAGATTATTCTGAAATTCGTATGCAGTTGAACGCGCCAATTTATCGACAAGTTCATTTTGCACGTTTCCATTATGAGCTTTTACCCAGCGCCATTCTACAATTTTTATAGACTGAACAAGTGTATCGAGAGTTTTCCACAGTTCTTTATTTTTTACAGCGGACCCGGATGCCGTGCGCCATCCGTTACGCTTCCAATTTTTTATCCACGAAGTGATTCCATTTTTCGTATAATTGCTATCCGTAAAAATACGCACTTCGTTAATGCCAATCTCAATTACCTTCTGCAACCCCTTCACAATTGCTGTCATTTCCATAATATTATTCGTAGTTTCCCGAGATCCACCGGTTAGTTTAAAATCTCGTGAAATAACCCCCCATCCCCCGGGCCCAGGGTTACCCAAACAACTTCCATCTGTATAAATCTCTAGCATATTCTTATTTATCGTTTATCTTTTATATTGTTAGGAGTGGAAGGATATTCCGAAGCTCGTTTTGGTGTTTTGCATATCGTATCTCCACAGTGATCTCTATTTTGATAGACAGAGTTTATGGATGCCGACATTTCACTGCAATTTTTAAGTGACCACCGTCCGAGTATGGGTTTTTCAACTTTTAACAACATGTCAATCAATTTCTTAATCATACTTTAAAAATGTGTTTATCTTTTATACTTCAATAAGTGTATGCTGTCCAAAAAAGTTGCGTTGCGCCATAATAAATGACATTGAAGTTTTCTGTTGGTGTATAAAGTCGTATTGAATAACAGCCGCCTGTACAGCTGGACACGGTACACCCGCAGTCATACAATGTAACACAAAAATTCGCGCATCTAGAATGTGTTTGTCCATAATAGTGTATAGATCCTCTGCGATAAGAGGACATTCTATAATGGTACCACTGGACCACGCGTCAACCACGTTCTGTTTATGAGTATTACGCGTTTTCATGAGATCAAACCCCTCTAAAAGAGAAGCAGCGAATGTAAATCGTAGGGTATTCATTCCACAAATAGGCGCAAACGCAGAAGTCGCGTGTTGCTTGGTTTGAATAGACTTTATGTATCTACTCGTAATTCTAGTATTAACAGCCGAGTTAATAACAGGTGTAGGAATTTCATATTCTAAACCGGCTCGAGAACACCATAACCCGGTATTATTCATTTCTGCGACATCGGAAATTTTATCCATCTCGTATTGCTCGAGTACTTTCAAAGCTGATCGGACAATATACCCATCCATATCTGTACCGATAGCCCTTTCTAGACTAGCTTTCATACGCGTATCATCATGACCGCAATAGGAATATAAATCTGCTACAGCTTGTAACATTCCATATTCCACCCCGTTATGAACCATCTTTGTAAAATGCCCAACACCGAAATCTTCTCCCATGTACGTGTGCCTATTAGATATCTTTGTGAGAATGGGTTTAGTCATCTCGTATGCATGCTTAGTTCCACCTATCATGAAAGCTGGACCTTCACGAGCACCGACAGTACCACCGGAAAGTCCGGTCCCTAAATAATTTACCATTCGAACCTTGCACTTAGATCCACGGGTTCTAGAGACCCTGTAAAATTCGTTTGAACAGTCTATGATTGTATCATTAGGTCTCAAATGTTTGAGTAGAATTTTAACAGTATCATCCGTTACATCCCCGTGAGGAAGAGCTGTAAAGATAACCCGTGGCCATTTCATAGCATCTACCATTTCGCCGATGGACTCGTGTCCAAACACGTTCTCAGATTGTTCTTCCAATGCGATAACCTTAGAGTGTGTCTTGTTATACACATGCAATTTCTGCTTCTCTTGAATGTTTAGCGCGAGATTTTTCCCGATAGAACCCAACCCGATTACACCCAAAGAACTCGTCATTATGTTATAGTATATATCGATTTATTTAAGTTGCTTAAAACTTAATTCTATGTATAACATAGATGCGTCCTGTTGTGAGTTTATCTGTACCACGTTTATTTCGCGCACCCAACATTAAGGTAGACAAGTCACCCCAGTCAGAGTATAAACCGAAATCGTATAGTCAATTTATCAAGAGTCTAGAAAAGAAAGAGCTTCCTCAGGTGTTGATTAAACCCTCTAAGAATATCGCTATTTTCACGGAAAAGGATGGAAATTATGGAGATGCCGCGATCGTTCAATCTGATAAGCTCTGGGAGATACTTATCGACAGTGAAGCTAATATCAATATAGATACCACCCAACCACAAAATCTCGCCGAAAATGTAATTATAGCATTTTTCGTCTTATACGCCTTTACCATGTTCCGTGCCATTTTTGGAAGTAAAGACGGTGGTGGAATGGGAATGCCTAACCCGTTTCTTAAATCGGCTGAGTTTGATATGGAACAGGCTATAGAAACCCGATTCACCGATGTTGAAGGTATAGATTCTGCTAAATACGAACTCGAAGAGATCGTTGATTTTCTTAAGAATCCCGAGCGTTATTTGGGTAGTGGAGCCAAAATCCCCCGAGGTGCTCTTCTTTCGGGATCACCTGGAACTGGTAAGACTCTACTCGCTCGAGCGATCGCGGGCGAATCCAGTGTCCCTTTCATTCAGTGTTCAGCGGCGAGTTTTGTTGAAATGTTTGTAGGTGTAGGCGCTAAGCGTGTGCGTGAACTCTTTGAACAAGCGCGAATGAATCAACCGTGTATAGTTTTTATAGATGAGATCGACGCTGTGGGTAAAAAGCGTGCATCTGGGCCCATGCCGGGTAATGATGAACGTGAACAGACTATCAACCAACTTCTTACAGAAATGGATGGATTTGATGAAAACACGGGAATTGTAGTCATAGCAGCTACTAACAGAAGTGATATTCTAGACGAAGCTCTTCTTCGCCCAGGTAGATTCGATCGCAAGATTCAGGTCAGCTTACCAAGTGTTAGGGGTCGTAAGAAGATTCTTAAAGTACATGCTCGAGGTAAGAAACTCGATAAAAGTGTAAGTCTTGGATCCCTCGCGAAACAGACGACAGGTTTTTCAGGTGCCGAACTCGCGAACTTATTGAACGAATGTGCTATTCGGGGGGTTCGAGATGGAGATGGTACTATCACGGAAGCTATAGTGGACGATGTATACCAGAGACTGATAGTAGGTGCAAAGGGTGATACGACTTTTACGGGTCATAAAAAAGAGGTCATCGCTTTTCACGAAGCGGGGCACGCTATCACGGGTGCAGTCATTCCGGGGTATGATCGTGTGCGTAAAGTGTCTATCATTCCTAGGGGTGCAGCCGGTGGTGTGACTTTCTTTCAGCCTTCGGAAGAGAATGCAGAATCGGCTCTTTACACAAAACAGTATCTTAAGAATCAGATGGTCGTAGCTCTAGGTGGACGCGCAGCCGAAGAACTTATATACGGGGCTGATAATATCACCACGGGTGCTTCTTCAGATTATGCCCAAGTGTATAACATCGCTCGAGAAATGGTTACCACGTATGGTCTAGGTATTAACAATTTCGATTATAGGAACCTGTCACCTGCAGCTGCGTTGATGGTCGATAAGGAAATCAGTGATCTTGTATCGGAATGTTATAAACGTTCAAAGGAACTTCTGTCTATTAATATGCTTGAACTTAAACAATTAAAAGAAAAACTGATCGAAGATGAACTCGTAGACGGGTCTTGGGTGTATGAACTGTTTGGGGGTACTATTTCATGTAACAGTGTAGACGCATGGGACGACGAGAATGCTTCTTGTACGTTCGACTGATCCGACCGGTCGGACACCTCGTGAAATTCAGAACAAAAAAAAGCGTTACAAAAAGTCGGGGGAGTCAAAAATGTATTGAACCTTCATTTTTAAAAAGTGTGTATGAACAACTTTTAAAAGTGAATTAATGATATTTATGAAAATACTTCGTATGAGTATTTAGTTAGAGAAGGCGAGACCGCCCATACCACTCTGGATACGGAGGACGTTGTAGTTCACGGCGAACATGTTAAGGTTCGTCGCGGTAGCGGCAGCCTTGGTCTTGATAGCGACCTGAGCGTTATCAATCCTCGAAAAATTGCAAGTACCGGTCGGTTGATGCTCCTCGGGTTTTAACGCGAATGAATATGCGTACACACCGGGCACGGGGGAACCGGAGTGGTGCTGGAAGGGCTGCACGGAGTTGAAGTACTTGCCATCCTGCTCCTTGAAACGGTCCTGGCCGTTGAGAACAAGCTTGAAGGTCTCGATGGGACCGTGAGTCTCCTCAGTCCAGACATCGGAACCATCCGCAGCGTGGTCACCGAGCCTGAGGAGAGGGGCACCACAGGTGGAGGGGGCGACGAGAGCGGTAGAACCGGTCTGAAGACCGGCGGCACCGGCGGAAGACACAACAGTGTCGACCGCGGAGGTGAAGTTCCAAAGGTTGGAACGAGACACGGTGCCGTGATCGGCGCAGAAAACGAGTTCCTTGACCGGGTGATTGTAAGAGAGGCGAATCTGCTTCGTGGAACCAGCGGCGGCCATAGCGTCGGAGCCAGTGTGCTGAACCTGCTCAATGAGGTACTCATGGCCCTTCTGCGCAAATCGCCTACGCTCCTCAGTGTCGAGGTAAATGTAATTAGCCCAGACCTTGAAGGTGCTATCATCGGTATACAGTGAGAACTCGGAAGATAAATCGAAATCCATACGAACCTCATGGTACTGCAGGGCAATTAGTGGGAGGGCGAGTCCGGGATTGCGGTTAAAGAAGAAAATAAGAGGAA